CGCCAGCCCCCTGCGGTTTTCAAAAACCCGCTGGTAGTGTAAACTACCTGTTCTTACCTTACGGTAAGGGCGCCTGTAATTGGGCGTTCTGCCCTGTTATAGGAGATCAGCCTTGGTTGATAAGTCGCACACTCCACTCGATTTTGGGCCATATGGCAGTTACTACGAAACTTCGTCTGTAACTTCCAATTTCTGGCAGAAGAAAGCTGATGGGGAATTTCTCCCTGACAACTATTATTCTTTCCAAAGAGTGGATGGGTACGCTCCGTTGGTGATGACCTATTCTGGTCTTCGCAACGAATTCAATGCTCAGCCTATGCAAGGCTTTGAAAAAGTATGCATAGAAGGTGAGTTCAGGCCTATTCACGCCCCTGCTGTTAAAACAGGGATTAAGCGTGATACGCTTGAAGACATTGTAACCAATAAGCTGATCGAACGTGCACGCGACATCGACTTTGATGCCGGTGTTGCGCTCGGTGAATACCGGGAAACCGCCCGGTTCGTAGCCGACTCCTTCACCAAGTATGGTGGTGCGCTGTTAGCTGCCAAGAAAGGCAACTTCAGCGAAGCCACTAGGCGATTGCGCGGGCAAAGTCGACATCAAGGGAATCTTAAGAAGGCCGTTTCACGGCCCTCCGGGAATCCTTCGATTGTTGACATTGCTAATGCGTCCGCCGATACTTGGTTAGAGTTGCAACTTGCAGCAAAACCTCTCCTTTCGGATGTTTCAGCTGCTATCGAAGTTCTGAACGACGATCTTATAAAGAGCGTCGGAACGACATTGACACTGCGTGCAAGCCATGAGGCTTCCTACTCTGGTTGGTCTGATGTTCATCTTGATAACGGAATCGCTTCCGTTAAAGATTGGCATTCGTCAACCAACGGTAGTTGCCGTGTCTCTGGAAAATTGCGCGTCCAATGGGACGATCCAATTTTCACTCCGTTAGAGCAGTTGGGTTTAACAAACCCGCTCTCAGTTGCTTGGGAACTTGTTCCCCTCTCTTTCCTTGTCGATTACGTAATCCCCGTTGGGGATTTTATTCGTAATGTATTCCCACCAAACGGATTTAAACACGTTAGTGGTTATACGTACGCCAAGGGTGAAGGATGGTACAATCAGTCCACAGATATCGGTAAACGAGCCACTGCGCCTGGTTGGCATACATATGCTAACGAGGTTGAATCTTTTAAGATTCGGAAGGTTCTTGAAACCTTTCCAAAGTGGAAGTTTATCATACCCGACCTAAGTCTTTCTAAGACCCAAGTCGGTAATGCTGTGGCAATCGTATGGAATGCACTCGTCACTCGTTGACAAACTGCATTTCTTTATAACCCTACGAGCTGCTTTCTTGTAGCTCTTTATAAGGCATAGTAATATGACCGATGTAGCAAACTTCTCCGTCGCAGATGGAGAAGCAACACCAGTCACCCATACGTTCGTACCGTTTCGGGTGTCATCCGATGAAGTCGTTTGGATGGACAAAGACGTAGCCAGTTATATGATTGGCTGGTACAAGTCCGTCCTCTCGATTAAACGCCCTTCTGGGCCCATCGGTGGTACTGGTAGAAACACAAAATTCTACCATCGTACCGAACTTCCTATCTTGGAAGTACCAGGAACTGCAATCTCGGGGTTTGCTACCCCGCCGACTGTGAGTCATAGGCCGTCTGTTCAGACGATCTGGACTATTCCTGAACGTACTTCGACGCAGGAGATTATAAACCTGCGTGAAATTCACCGTAAGACGATAACGGTTGCTCAGTTCCAGGATAGCGTCGAAGGTTTGACGCTTCCTTACTGATGCCTTCCGCTGTTGTCTATCGTAACGGAATCTGGGAGTTCACCGAACTCCCCCGTTACGACGCTGAACCTTTAGCGGTTTCCAGGGCACTTGATCCTGATGTCGCGGGCAAACTCGAGGTTTTTAAGTCTCGAATTCTTGCTACTCGACCTGGTCAAGCTGATCCTGAAATCGCAATTATCAACGGAGAGTTTATCTCTCTTCGATAGTTGGTTCATCGTTCAACGATGAATTATAGATAGGAGCACCTGATATGTGTAAACGTATGAGGGGTAAATCCAGAATTGGTTTACCGGCACTCAAATATGCCAAGCGTCTGTATATGGCGATTGGGACTCCGAAAGCGTTAGCTTGTTATCTCTTACTCATTAACCACGAGTACGAGCAACTCGCTAACATGGACGTTGACCCTAGCCATTACAATTCAGCCCTTGACTACTTTCTCGATGCTCAGGCCGTGAAGTTGCTAAGTAAGTATGAAAAACTACCTACTGGCATTGACACGGAATCTGTTGCACTCGAAAAGTTTGTCGAAGCTGAGCTTCAGTGTAGGGATACAAATCAGCGACTTGCTGTCCCCGATCCTTTTAACCGGGATCAGGGCTTCGGTTCTATATTACATAGAACTCGAAGAAAAATCGCACAAGTTGTTGGTGTGTTACCTCCTTTAGATCAGTTAGACTTTCGTTTTGGGCCTGGCGCTAGTACCGGTGTGCGGAAGGAAACTTCCGTTTACAATAAGGTTACTTCAACCTTAGAGTGCACTCGCAGTATGCTGCCGATCCTTGGAGACTTCCTTATGGAATTTCCAAGCCTCTCCGGCGATAAGTCGGAAAGGCAAATCGATATATTCGAAGGATCGGAGCTAACGTTTGTCCCTAAGAATGCGAAAACCCAACGTCCGATCTGTATTGAGCCGTTACTCAACGGTCTTATGCAGAAAGGTGTGGGTACGCATTTAAGACATCGTTTGCGTCGTTTCGGTATTAACCTCAACGACCAGGGCGTCAATCAAAAGTTGGCTTCCCTCGCTTATGATGCGGAGTTAAGTACCATTGACTTCAGCAGCGCAAGTGATACGATATCTTATATGACCGTCTTGGACCTCTTCCCAATTGAATGGGTTGAGTTCCTCGATCACTCCCGTAGTCCTTCGTATTTTTATGAAGGAAACTGGTATGACTTTGAAAAGTTTTCCAGTATGGGGAATGCATACACATTCGAGTTAGAGACTATCATTTTCTTTGCGCTGGCTTGCGCCTGCTGCGAAGAGCTTGGTGTTTCCTACTCGGTAGGTGAAAACCTATCTGTGTATGGGGATGATGTCATTATCCCGCGGTCAGTCTATGACCTCTTCTCCGAGGTCAGTAGTCATTTAGGCTTCTCTGTTAATCAAGAGAAGTCTTTCCACGATGGCCCGTTTTTCGAGTCTTGTGGATGTGACTATTATGAGGGATTCCCTGTGCGACCCTTCTACATAAAGAAGGACGTTGCTAACCTCAGAGGTATTTATTATGTCACCAACCAAACTCTCCAGTTTACTGGAGCTGTTAGGGAGATTTCTCATCTCCGATGCAAAGAAGACATCAGCGAAATCTTATTTCGCCTTGATTCTCTGCATGGCTGGTGTATATCTCTTGCCCCCAAGCGACTTCGCCTTCCAGTACCGTTCGGTGCCGGAGACGGAGGATTCATCGCCCCCTTCGATGTTGCCAGACCAGCTTCTGCACATTCCTTTCAGGAATACGCGGGTTGGAACGGTTTCATCTACAGGGCTTTGCGTGAATCAGCTATCGTGGTTGAGTTTGAGGCATGGGACTATGTCCCGATGCTTTATGCTCTATACTACGCTGGAGGTTCCACGTGGTGTGGAAGGTTAACAAAGCAACCACCCGACCCGCTTGACAACGGGAAAGGTTACTCATTGAGAAATCGCACTAAGTTCAGATGGATTAAATCCTTCTGGCCTGGTGCATGGCCTGATTGCCCCTTCTGGGGCGAAAAAGCTATCTCAATGATGTAGTCGCCAG